CTCAACTGTGATGTTTTTAATTGATCGAGAATCTGTGCCATGTTTTTATTGTTTTATATAAATATTTTATTATCCTGTTCTTCGAGTAGCTATAGCCATTGGTGATTGTAATTTGGTTGAAACTACAGTACCATCTAAATATATATTACCGCCTTGTTTAACTGCTATAATTAATTCATCAATTTTTGCATAAAATTCTTTAAGAGGAACAACTGCCTCATTACCAGCTTCACCAACTAATGCTTTAGTAGGGCCAGTAACAATACCACCTTCTGCCATTTTAACTCTTCCATCATCACCCATCATTCCTACTACAGCACTACCTATAGTTTCAGCACCTACAAAATCAGCAATAGCTCCACCTATTAATCTACCTACGTAGTCACCAGCTAAACCACCAAGAAAAGTACCTACACCTGGAATCGGGATAAGTGAACCTAAAGCAGCACCACCTATGCCTCCTAATACAGCACCTAACCCTTGCATTACTCTTTTACCTACGGCTTGATTTAATTTAGAACCTTTATCCCCTGAAGCTATCATTTCTTTGATATCACCATAGGCAAATACTCCTTCAAGTAAACCATTGATAATAGGAAATTTAGCTAATTTTTTCATGAAAGGACCTATGTTCGTTGACATCCATTTTCCTATTGATTTAACAGGATTAAGCATACCAGATGCTTTTTCTCCTACTTTAGAAAAGAAACCTCCTATTTTACCAAAAATCCCACCACCTTTACCACCACCACCAGCTGCGCTAGGAGCAGGAGCAGGAGTAGCAGCACTAGCTAAGTTAGTAGCTGCAGGAGCAGCAGCACCAGCACCACCAGCTGCAGAAGCAGCAGCAGGAGCAGCTTCAGCTGCTGTAGATGCTAATCCCCCCAGTCCTAACATAGTACCAACACCACCAAGCATTCGTCCCATTCTTCCTGTAAGTTTTCCAAATCTTCCTTTACCAGCACCACCAGGGGCAGCACCTGCTAAATTACTAGCAGCATTACCACCACCAGCAGCTAATTTATCTTGAGGACTTAAAGTAACTACCATAGGATTAATAGTAGTTCCTTTCATCATAAATTTGAATAAACCAGATAATCCTTTAAATCCTAAAATTACAGCAGCTACAGTACCGAATTTTTTAAGACCTTCTCCTAATACAGGAATATCACCTAAAAAACTTGCAAATTTAGAAATATATCCTACTCCAGTTGCTAAACTACCAGCTACATTAGCAAATCCATCTATCATAGTACCTAACGGACCTTGTACTAGTCGTGTAATTGCTTCTCTAAATTTTTCACCTGCTTGAGATAATCTTTCATGAGCATCAACTTGCATTTCAGCCATTCTAACTGCTTTTTCATCTCCAGCGGCGGCTTCAATTTTATCTGCTAATTCATTTTTACCTTCTGCTCTTAATTGTTTAACTCTTTTTACTTGATCTTCACCTAATTTTTCTAATTGGGCTTGTTGAGTTAAAGTTTTAGCTAATTCATCTGAAGACATGTTCATAGATTTAGCTAAAGCCTCTTGCTGAATACGATTTAAATTTTGGAATTCATTTATTCCACCAATATTATCAAGCATTGCTTTAGCAGCACCTGCTGTATCACCCATCATAGCAAGTTGTCTTGCTTGATTTAGATTTATATCTTTTCCTATTAATGCTTCTGCTTCATATTCATTAGTTAATGATGATTCAATATCAAGTAAAGAATCAGTCATTTGCTTAGTTTTCTCTAAAGTTAAACCTAACTTTTGAGCTTGAATAACGGCTTTGCCTATTAGGATAGGATCATTTTTATAAAAAGCAGCTAATTGGCCTTCCGTTTTAGCTACTTCTTGCAATACTTTTTTATTATTAAGTATACCTTTATTTTGTTTGGTTACACCAAAAACTATATCATCTTGAGTTTTACCTGTTAGTAAAGCAAATTTAGAAATATTAGATGCTTCATCAGCAGTTAACCCCATTCTTTCTTTTAATTCAACCTGCCCTTCAATTAATTCAGCAGAAAAAATAGTTGATGTACCGAATGCATCATTTAATTCACGCATTGCCTCACCCGCTGTTTTCATATTAGTTCCAATATCATGAGCATGATCTGAAACATATTGAGTATACTCAACCATAGCAATAGCACTATCACGGGTTAAACCCATTTGTTTGCCTGTTTCTGCTACGTTTTTACTAAATCCAAAGGCTGTTTCTTTAAGGAAATTAAATGCTTTAATTATACCTGCAATAGCAATACCTGTTAGTACTAAAGGATCTTTAAGTGTTTTAGTAATAAGGCCCTTCATCTTGCCTACAGCAGCACCCATCATATTAAAACGAGTGTTGTTTTTAAGTGCTTCAGCACCTTCTTCTCTTAATTCATCATTAATATGAGCTAAATCATGTCCTAAAGCTTCTCCGATAAGAGGAATCTTTTTAAATCCATCAAGAAGTTTTCCTGTTAAACCTGATGCTTTATCTAATTGTTTAGATTGTCCCTCTAATGTTTTTAAAGTTGATTGGGATACTTCTTGTTGTTGAATTAAATTTTCTAATTGAATTGCTAAACTTCCATTACCACGATCTCTAGCAGCAACTGCTTCTTGAGTTAACTGAGTGATTGTTTTTTGATTCTTAGTGATTTGCTTTCCAACATCCGCTGTACGAGCAGTTCCATCATAAAAATCTTGAGTTAAATCTGCTGCTCGTCTAACACTTTGATTAGTTTCATTAAATAATTTTTTAATGTCACCAATTCTAGCTCTAACTAGATTAGTATTATCACCTGCATTTTCTAACTCTTTATTTAATTCTTTAGCTAAATCAGAACCTATTTCTTGGACGTTCTTTCTAATTAATCCAAAATTGTCATCAATATTATCTAAATCTTCATTTATTTGTTTTAAAGATATATCCCATTCCGCTGTTGCAGAAACTAATTCTCTAAACTTATCTCTACCCTCATTAGTAGCGATGTTTATATCTCGTAAGCTATCCTTAACTTGATCGTATAATCTAGCTTCGGCTGGTGTTAATGGTCTACCAGCATTTGGTGTATTTGGTTGAGGAGTGTCTGCCATACTATATATAAATATTAAAGCGCCCTACTTTTTGGGCGCTTTAGTTACGTAAGTATTTTTAGGAGCTATGGCTGGTTTTGCTATATCTCGTGCTGGTTTTTTGGTGTGATTTTGATTTGTTAGTTCATCATCATTTTTATTGATTTTATCATAATATTCTTCTATTGATTTATAAACGAATTTTCTTAACCAAATAGGAAAATGATAAACAGTCATGAAATCATACCCGCCTTTTCCATGAAACACTATTTCATGAATTGTGCGAAACAGGTGTAATCTATATTCCGGCGTCAGGCCAAAAAAAGTTAACACCAATAGGCACCTCCACACCCTCTTCAGCATAACCCTCATATTCAAGGGTTGTTTTTAAATTAATATCAGGAACTACTTCATTATAGTATTTTCTGAATGCTCTAACATCTTTAGCTAAGAAGTAATTGTCAACAAAATCACGGATAGTTTTTTTATCACTATCACCATTAACACTAGTAATAGTGTATTTGTAACGAGTGGATATTTCTGCTGAAGCGTTTGGATTAACTTTTTTAAGACCAGCCACTTCTCTATCAATGTTGTTTTCATCAGCATGAGTTAATGCTTTAAAGGTAATAAGAGTATTTGTATTAGGTAAAGTAAACTCAAAGCTATTTACCCCAGAAGTAACTAAATCTTCTCTAAATGGTTTTGCTTCTAATGTTGATAAATCAACACTTACTTTTACAGCATCATCCATACCAGCAAACTGGTGCATGAATTCATAGTCTTTACCATAACCTAAAATACGAGCAGCAACTAATATTGCATTCTTATCTCCAGTTAATAAATCACCATAATTAATTTTAGACACAATCAATGATTGAAGTAATTTATCAATTACACTTCCTTGTTTAATATAATTCTGGTTTGTTAAAATATCCTCTTCCTTAGCAGTCATGTATTTCATTTCAACTTTACCACTTGATAAAGGATTATCTTTTGAATACAATAAACCTTTAGAAGGTAACTCAACTACTTCGGTTGGAAATTTAAATTTGGACTCTTCAGGTTGAGGAGTCACGTTTGTAACATAATTTTGTTCCATATTAATATAACATTGTTTGATATAAATATATATCCTCTAAAAATTTGATAAAAAAAGCGCTAAATTTCTTTAGCGCCTCTTTATTATCTACTGTGTACTATTAGAAGTTTAATATGCAATAATCCATAGCGATTGTAACTGATAAACTAATTGCTGCATCAGCTGTCCAATCATAATCACCAAATGTAGCTGTTTTAACGTAAGCACCTTTAATGATCCACTCACTTACTACATCACCAACAGGACCTAAAATGTCTAATGTTAAATCTTTCTTATAGAAGTCAGAATAACCATCTCTACCTGTTACTGATTCGTGTGCTAAACGTGCCCACTCCATTACTGCTTGAGCTCCAGAAGGAACTACGGGA